CCCCACTCGTACTCGTAGTATACATCGTTGTTGTAATATTAGAGATTAGGTTAGTCGATAACTCTGATGACGTTATAGACTCTGTAAGTAAAGCTAGTGCATGAGCTGGATCTTTTGTAAGTGTACCTAAAATACCTGCTGCTGCAGATGGGTAGGGGTCTCCTGTAATTCCAGCAGTTGATTTTAACCTAACCCAGTAGTAATACTCCTGCCCATCACCTGTAGCATTAACGATATCTCCAACATTATCCTGCCATACCTTACCCGATGGAGAAGCTACCATCTGGCATCCGTCTGAATAAGCTTCTCCATCAAAAGAGCATGTACCGTAATTAACTGCTGGATCAGTGCCTACCTGTCTTCTCCATATCTCAGTAACATCGTGGTTAGAGTATGTACCCCAATCCCACTCAAGGAATATCTGGCTCCATGTAGCTCCAGTAGTTAATGAAGTCGGTGCTGGAGGGGGTGTTAGGTCAACTGGAGGAACTGCTAAAGTATACCCCCAAGCTGACCCACTAGATACTGGAGCACTAATACCACCACTAATACCTGTAATAACCCCAGAACTAAACAGCTCTCTAAGCGTTACAGCTCTGTCAAGCTTATCTCCTCTTAACCCTAGCCTTACTTCAACTGCATTCTTTACGGCTGATAGGAACCCATACAAAGCTCCCTGTGGTGGTTCTGGGATAGCTGGTATCTTAGTCTCTGACATTATAGGGAACCTAGATCCTTTATCGTATTACCTAAAGTTATAGAATCAACTGTGGTAGTACCTGATACTTGTATCTCATACTTATAGACTCTTGGGTAGCTAGGCAACCTAACTGGACTATTACTTGTAATAGACACTGCTGTCTGCTCAACCCCATCTAAAGTCAGTGTAAGTACTACAGGTTCAGCAACTGTATGATGACCTATAACCTGTACTGCTGAAAAGGCTAAAGGTTTATCTAACATTAACTCAGCAGATTTCCATGTAAACGTACCCGCGGTACCTTGTGCCCACTTAGTAATACTCGTACCCTGCGATATATACAGTGAATCCTCTTCTAATATATTGTGCCCCGCCGTAGCCGTATGAGTAAACGTAGTAAAGTCATTGCTGCTCGGGTCATATATAAACCCGCCAGTACTGTGGAAACCTACATACTTATCTTCCCAGTAATAGGCGTGGATTCCGCTAGGTGTAAGACTCTGCCAGTAGTCACGATCTATAATATCTCCTGTAACTAACTTAGCTCCAAAACTCTTAACTTGAACAATACCATCTGGTGCTGCATATAGAACACTCTCACCCATGTCCACCATACTACGACTAGACACACAAGCCTGATTAACCTCTAGCTTAGTTTGCGTAAGTGAGTTAGGTGATACACCAGTAACTAGGTAAGGGTTGCCCTTAGTGGATACCACAAGTGTCTGTCCAACTGCAGCTAATCCCACTATGTCATAGTCTATAGTGATCCGATACTCTTCAGGCCAAGCATGTGGGTAGTAGGCTTCACTAAAACAAATCTCTTTACCTGTATACCCTGCCATAATGCCGTTAGCCATCATAGTAAGACCTTTGAGCGCACCTGTAGGGTAGGCCCAGTCATACTGGTATGTAGTTGATGAAACCGCTACTGTGTTGAATGGAGGTGGTGGAAGCCAGTTAGTGCTAGTAATAGACGCGGCTAGATTCTCTGTAAGCGTACCGTCTGTTATAACGCTGGCCGGAGTAGTCTCCGTCACATACTGATATGCTGCTCCAGTCGTACCTGTAGCTACACGGTATATACGCACCTTCGTTATGTTAGGTGTGGGTGCGCCCATAGGAGTTGTAATGCTTGGCGTACTAGGAACTGTAACGGTCACTTCTTGATCTACATAATATATATCAATAAGTCCAGATGGCACACTAGGAGGACCTTCTTCATACTGGTCCGTAACGTAAGTACACACATATGCAGTAGTAATTTTATCTGAATCAGCTGGATCAGTATGCTCATCCTTTGTACTTGGCGTACCAATACCTGGTGCGCTAACCGGAGGTGGAACCCCAAGACGGCGTGTAGTATTAGGGAACGGTGCTACTCCAGTATTTAGTGAGGCATATGTCATCTCTGGAACTGCCCCACCACTAAGGTAAGTTCTGTTCTCAGTAGTCCCTGGTACTGCCCCTTGTACTACGCTATGCTCGTCGTTATCCTCAAACCATAAAGTACCAGCCCCATTAGGAAACCCATATAAACTTTTAGCAACAGCTGAAACTGTGCTACTCCCTGATGCTAACGGGGATTTTAACGGGTTTATTTTACCTGAGGTAAGGTCTATATTTGAGGCTATCTGTGCATACCCGCCCTGCAACTCTTTAGGATCTAACTTTGGGGATATACCTTTAAATAATTTAAATGATACCGAGGCCATTAGATGCCCCCGTATTGAACTGTGTGCATTGTCCTAACGCCGCCTGTCTCACTTTTAGTTGTAATTACGTCTATAAGATCACGGTACTCATCCCTATGATATCCCGCTAAAGACCCATCAGTCCACGGCTTATTAGCCATAGCAAATAGCCTCATAAGTGCCCCATGCCTGAAAGCATCAGAATACTCATTAAATATATAATCTTCAATCCGTTTAGCAGTCGTAGACGGTTTAAGCACTACCAGCATATCTAGTGCCTTACCCGCTACCGGAGTAGGTGAAAGTCTTATTACCTTAGGGTTAATCATCCCATAATACTGGGTAGCCCCAGATGTATAATTAATCAGCTTCTCATAAGGTTTTCCCACGAGGATAGTGCCACCGTACTCAACTCTGATAATCTCAGATACGACCGCCCCTGATGGAGGCTCCATATCATATTCACTATTAGTCGTGGTTATTATAGTATCCTGCTCGAACTTCCAGCAACGAGTCCGCTCACAGAAATCTATCGCTATATTGCGAACTTCACGGATAGCTAGAGCATCAACTACCTCTGGAATATCTATTCGTAGTTCATCGGCTAAAGTTTCAAATGCTACCTGTGCCATTTACGATGCACCTCTGGCGGCTATTCCCGCATTATAATTATCTAAATAAACTTTAGCATTAGTTGTACTGCCAAAATCTGTATCCTTTGCAAACGCTCTATACACCATATAATCTGTCATAAGTGGTAAGAACTCATCTGGGAGCTCTAAAGTATCGCCAGTAGCAGATACCTCAATAGGTAAAGTCGAATATTTTAGCTCAAGCCTAGTTGTCGTATTTACATTTGGGTATACATAGAAAACATCTGGGGATACTAAATCATACACATATCTTTCAGCTGTTGCTTTAGAATTAACCGCTGCTGTATGCCAACTTGTACTAATAATCCCGAGTTCGTCCTCTGTACTTAATAGCGTGACCCTATTATCTGTATCATGCGTATTACGCATAACTTTAAGAAGCCTATGGAAGTTACTTATTCCTGATAAACTCTGCTCGCTACTACTGGCTACCGGAGTAAACGAAGCTATAGTTGTATTAGCAGTAGGGATCTGAGACACTATATCACGCTGTGCATCACTGAGCCATCGTAGCATCTCATTATCTGTCCAATGCTTAACGCTACCTGTATCATTAAGCAGGTCTCGTACACGACTGATAACTGCGCTAGCTAAGGCCATTACATAGCTTCCCAAGCCGCATCACGCTGCGCAGTAGTTATATCCTTACCATAATACTCTTTTAATGTATCAAGCCTAGGCAAGCCCCTAGCTGTCAGCGGGTTACTCTCCTTATCCATCATATCTTTAAGCGCTGCTATAAGCTCCGCGCTAGCCCCATCAATGGGTTCATCTACTACCGCTGTAATTTGTACAGGGGTAGGTTCAGGACGGGCTCCTATGAGCTCCGCTCCTGCTGCAAGTGCCGCATCAACAAGACTATCGTCAATATCAATAGGTCGCCTAGAGGGTATATATCCTCTTTCTACACCGTTGGTAAATCTAATACCTAATCTTGAAAATAATAATGCCATTATGCCACACCTTAAAAAAATAGGGACAACACCAGAAAAGACCAGTGTTGTCGGTTTTCCACATCACCAATGAGGAAACTTGGTGGCCCCCGCTAAACCAATAGGGAGGGCCATTAGGGTTTTACGCCTGTACCTCACTA